TGTTTTTTTTGACACAATTGATTATCCGCTCGATCTTGTTTTTTTAACCATTCATAATAATGAGGATTATGTACTACTCCAGTCTCAATTTGTCCTGTGCGCCAACTAAAAGCAGTATGACATTGAGTACAGTACATCTGATCACAATTGTGCAACACAGTATGATCAGCGTGTAAAAATCTTTGATTTCCATCTATTTTCCAACCATAATATTCTCCTCTTTCAACAGGAGTCACTATAAATACCAATGCCTTAAACCCAGATGTCGTTTTTCGAACAGCATATAATTGAGACTGTTCAAATATATCTAATTGCAAATATTTATCGACTGAAAGTTCAAAAAACATACCCTCTCGTTGTTGAGTGACAAGTACGTGTTGACTATTTACGATATAAAACGTTCTGTCCTCGTGTTCGACTTTAAATAATTGATCTACACCTTTACAAGTGTCCAGTACTGTCCGGAAAGATCCATCATCACCCACAAGTTGATCTCCGATTCGAATGGATTGGGACATTTTGATTGAACCATTTCTAAGGAGAATAGGTGTATCACGAGCAAAACAGCCATCAATTTTAAAGATCATCTCTCCACACTTAGGACAAGTCTTGGAATCGCGCGCGAGAAGTTTGGCTGTTTCTACATTATTTGGGTCACATTTATGCTCATCATCTTCAATTGGGATACATTCATTACATTCTTTACACGTTTTACGATCACATAAATTGCACTTCCATTGAGTGGATAAAAATCCTCTACAGTCTGGATTGGGACATTTGCGAACAAAACTTTTTCGTTCTATATTTGTATCCTTTCTATAGTATAACATATCTTCATAATTACGAATCATTTGTTGCAATTCTCCAATCTGAATACGAAACTTGCAAATTTCTTCGCGGATGCGCTCGTTTTCGATAATCCGTTCTACGATTGGTTGAGTCGCAGGCAACATTGCTTTTTCCTGGTCAAATAAACAATTTTCTCGATGTTCTTTGTAACGAGTATTTAGAAATTTTTTTGTAAATTTTTTGAATAACAAATCTCGATTCATCTCTTTCGTACAACTCATACATTTAGGTGTAGTATGTTGTAAAATATAAGTTTCATAGCACTCACGGCACGCTACATAACCACAATAAGAACAATCCAATGCCATTCGAGTTGTTTTGTTGAATTTCTCAACACATACAGGACAATTTGTTTCTGATTCGGTTGACATTATTTTATAAGGGTTTTGTGTATTTTTAATGCTTATAATAAACTCAAACAGTATGGATATTTTACTGACACTTTTGATAATAATCATTTTAATGATTGACTTTCTTTCTTCTCGACAAAAAAGTCGGTCTAATTATATCCCACTAAATATATGGCAAACGTATAAAACAGATCAACTCCCAGAACAAGCCAAAGAATGCCAAAAATCTTGGAAAACTCAATCGAATTACCATTATCATTTTATGGATGATACACAGATCGAAACATTTATGAAAAAACACTTTACGAACAAGGTCTACCAAACCTTTAAAAAACTTCCATTAGGGGTGATGAAGGCTGATATGTGGAGATATTGCGTATTATACGTTCACGGTGGAATTTACACAGATATTGATTCTGTTGCCATCCAACCTCTAAAGGATTGGAAAATTAGAAAATCAGATCGAATCATTTTTGGTTTAGAAAATGACGTACATTTTTGTCAATGGACCATTCTATCTGAACCTAAACATCCTATACTTGCCAAGGTCATCGAATTAATTGTGGATGAAGCAGAAAAAGGAATGGATACAAGTACCGAGCATTTTGTACATAAACATACAGGCCCTGGAATATGGACTCGTGCTGTTCAACTCACGTTAGGCTTCAAAGAAGATGCTCGCGCAATAGATACATATAAAGAATACATAAAACAAACAGATAAAAATAATACTTTTCAACAGCTTGGTGTTCGTATTGAGAATGAAAAATATTTTTCAGGTGAAAAAGTAAGAAATTTATACGGATCAACTCAATTTGGAGATGGATACGTAAGTTGGATGGAAGAACGAAATAAATTTCTAACAGAAAATTCTATTATTAATAAACAGATCAATGTTTCGTCAGTTACCCAAACAAAACAGTAAAATGTACTGGGTATGGGCTGGTTTATTACTTTTGTATATATGGTATGTATATACACAGTTTTTTTCCAAAGAACCATACAATCCTATTGATACCACACCTAAAAGAATTTTAGCTGTTGATTCTTCTGGAAATACAACGAGCCGTCTGTTTACAGATTTGTATATCCCTTCTAAAACTATTGTAATGTGGTTCGATAATGAAATCCCCTCAGGATGGGCAGAATGTAATGGCCAAAATGGAACTCCAGACCTCCGAGAACGTATTCCTGTTGCATTGGATCGCACACAGAATGCTCGTGCAAACACTTTAGGTGCAACTGGAGGATTATCACAGGTCAAATTAACAGCTAACCAAATGCCCAAACATAAACACACAGGTACAACTGCACCAGAAGGGTGGTCTTCTGCAGGCCAAGATGCTGGTGGAGGAGCTTGGAATTGTCCAAGCCCAGGAGGATCTCATACCCATACGTTTAAAACAAATGAAGTAGGAGCTGACCAACCACACGAAAATTTACCTCCGTATTATGTCTTAAAATTTATTATGAAACTATGAAAAAGTTTGTAAAGAAATAAATGAACTTACCATCTTTACAAAAGAATCAACGATTAATCATTTTAATTGGGTTAATTGGGTTGTATCTATGTTATATATATGCGTTTTATCAACCTCTTGGTAAACAACTTCCTTCTGAACAAAATATTCAAACTTCACCCCCTCCTCAACGCGCACTCGCTAGTGCGTCTAACCCTACACGCCCTTCACAGGTTTTTAGCGCAGATGCTTTGGGAGTCATTCGAACGATGGATATTAATAATGTTTTTGTACCAATTAATACCATTATTATGTGGTATGGAGCAACAATCCCACCTGGATGGGCAGAATGTGATGGTCAAAATGGAACTCCAGATCTTCGAGGAAGATTTCCGATGGCATTCAATGGAAAAGATAGCTCGATTGCAAATAGAATCGGAAATACAGGTGGACAATATAACGTTCGTCTCAGTGAAGCCCAAATGCCCAAACATTTTCACGAAGGAACGACTGATCCTGCAGGTATACACAGCTCCACAACAGGATGTTCAGCTGGAGCAGACACTGGAGCAGATGATGTGGGAACACATAATCACACGATTGTTACTAACCCTGCAGGGTCTTCAGCTGAACATAATAATATGCCTAGATATCACGTTCTAAAATTCTTGATAAAAACAATATAACTTTAACTTTTAAATATCTTTAAAATATTTAAAATAAATAATGGCAAGTTATTCTAGTTCAGGTTTACTGGTCTCGAATGAACAAGGTAAAGTAATTACACAAACCTTGAGAAATTATGGGTTTCCCAAAGGAACAATCGTGATGTGGAATAGTAATGATTCAATTCCTGAAGGCTGGGCAGAATGCAACGGCACAAAAGGAACTCCTGATTTACAAGGACGTATGCCTTTAGCTGAAGGGAATGGGTATCCTTTCAATTCAAGAGGTGGAAGTGATTATCACACACTAAGCGAAGCAGAAATGCCTTCACATACTCACAATGCAGTAACAAGTGATGCTCCATATGCTCGTGTCACTTTTGGAGCAGTATGGATTGCTGGTTGGGTAGCAGGAAGTAGGTCAATTGGAGATAATCGTGATTCTCATCAACATACTTTTACCACCGATGAAAGAGGTGGGAGTCAACCCCACGAAAATATGCCTCCTTTTTATACTTTGCGGTTCATTATGAAACTTTAATATTGTTTTTTTTAAAATAAAGTATTAATAAAAAGATCATAATGAGCGCAGGTTGTGATAATTTAGGAGAACCTACAAAAAAAGAGAGGGACGAAAGCGTTGCGAATGTGCTTAAAGCAATGGGTAGCAAAAGTTGTAGTACATCTTCAGATATCGATCAGTTCAGTCTAGCAATGGGGGGTTATGTTAGTTCACCTATTGTTGACGCTGGAGTGAATTTAAATACAAGTTATGCTAGCTCGTTAACAGGTACAGATGGTTGCGAACAAATTGCTATCGCCTCAGATCAATTTGCATCATCGGTAAAGAAAATTTCGTGCTTGATTACAAGTGATTCGAGCAACGTCAACGTCAAAACTATTAATACAAATACCATCGAATTTGACGCAGGTCGAGACCTAAAAGCAGATTCAATTAAATTGGTTCAAAAAATTGGAGTCAAAGTTGTAACTTTAGCAAACCTTTCCAATAATACTAAACAACAAATCGCAGACGAAGTGCAAAACGCTGCATTAAAAACCATTGAAGTTGCACAAGATAGCAAATCAGGTATGGGAGCTACTCCTCAAGGATCAAAGGTGGTTACTGATTCAAAAAGCGAAATTAGTCAAGAAAATTTGACTAAAATCGTGAATGAAACGATTAAAGATGTTGATGTCACAACTACTTCACAAAACGTTATCAAGATTTATTCAAAGAGAGATATTATTTTGGAAAAACCTTTTGAAGCGACTCAAGAAATTGTTGCAGATATTGCAGCAACGATCATTTTATCCAATTCGATCACTGGAGCATTAGAATCTTTTACTAAAAATATTAGTGAGACTCGTGCAGAAATCAAACAAAAAGCTGAAAATCTCGGAGCAGATACCCTCGGGCGTCAAGCCGCAGAAGGATACGCAGCAATGGTTCAAGCACAAAAATCAGGAATAGGTGGTTATGGAGGTATCGCGACAGTTGTTTTTTTAATTATCGCTTTGTTTGCAATGAATAAAATGTTTGGTGCAGGTGGAGGAGGTGGTTACGGAATGGCAGGAGGAGGTGCGATGTATGCCCAAAGTATGGGCTGGAGTAAGAAATTATTAATTATCTTCTTCATTTTGTGCGCGATTGCATCAGGAGTAGCTGTGTGGTGGACAAATTTTGGAGGAGCGTGGAATTATTGGAGCGCCAAGAAAAACAAAAGAGACGAAGAGTTGAAAAAATGTCTATATAGTGATCCACCTATCGCAGAAAAGGATTGTGTTTTTACTGTAGAGTTGGAAGATTATTCAAAATTCAATCCTCCCATTTACGGAATCCTTGCTTGGATAGGTGTATCTGTGTTCTTACTTGGCGCTTTTGGTGTATTTTTATACGCTCGGATACAAATGAGACCCCCAATTTATGCAAACGTATCAGGATTACCAAGTTATGCGAGTGTAGCAATTCCCACCCCTCCTCCGGCACCTCCTTTGCCAGAAAGAACAGCTGATCGTCAATTTGCACAAGAGTTCAAAAATATTCAAGGTATGGGAACTGTTCAAAAATATGTAAATTTACTCCAAGGTAAACCTATTCCAGCAAATACAAATAAGAAATCAAAATGAAGAGTTAGATATCTTATCTTTACAAAAATATCTAACCATCAATAAATGACGTCTACCAATAGTTTTGTGAATCGTTACGAACTCAATAAACGTTTTGAAGATAAATTTTTACGAATACATACCTTTAGTAGTTCAGAAACTCGAGATATATTTAATCTAGGAAATAACTTGTATTTTGACAACTACGGAAATGTCACAGTAGAAGCACCATCAGGAGTCTATGAAGTAGAATATTTAAATCCAGTTACTCCAGGAAAACCGATGATCTATAGTATAGATACAAACAAGGTCGATACAAGTAAGCGCAAAGATTCTGATGACAAACCTTATAAGGTGATTTTTTCTCCAAACTTACAATGGATTTTATGTAAAGTTGTATATACACCTGAAGATATTAGAAATTTACCTGAAGATGTATATATTGATGCTGGAGAATATACATACTTGCTTTTTAATTTTTTTCACACTGAAGATTATAAAACGTATTACAAATCAAACCCTACAAATGCGATGAATCTTTTTCACGATTATTGCGTACAGACCAAGGACTTGGATCCTACTTGCTCTTGTCTTCCTGTGAATAAAGATTTATGTGTACTTCGTTTGTTACCCAAATCACTGGTCGATTCTCAAAAAGGTACATCCACTTATAATGCATTTACTACAATTTGTCAACACGTTGAACAAGGATGTCAATCCATTACTTCGTATCCAACTAGTTTTTTAAACCAATATTATATTGATTTTCCTCGTCCATCATCTGTAAATGTTACGTTATGTGCCCAATCATTTACTGCTGGAGGAAACATTTCCATCAAAAAGGGTGATATTCAACAACAGTGTAGTTCAGGTGGAATGGAGAGTATCGGTGCTGTCTTGGTAACACCTGCTAAACCACCTATTATAGACGTTGGAGGCGA